TTAGACTTCTACGAATAAATTATTAATTTTATCAACTGCTTCTATTTTTTCACCCTTCATAACATGAGTATATATATTCATTGTGGTTTGTATATCTGCATGGCCCATTAGATGCTGAACAGTCTTTGGAGCAACTCCAGCTTCGAATAATCTAGTTGCATATGTATGTCTAAGAGCATGAAATTTCATTGGCTCAATATCAAGCTTCTTTAATATGCTTTTTAAATTCCTTCCAGGTTTTTTATCATCTATAATATTACCAAGTTTATTACACAGAACATAATTATTATTGGTATAAGCTTCACCAGCATATAAAATTAATTGATTTTGTTCCTTTTTATATTTTTTTAGCTTATTAATTATATTTACTGGAACAGATATAGTCCTACTTGAATTTTTAGTTTTAGGAGTTTGTTCTATTACTTCATATCTAACTATTTTATCACCTTCATATATTGGTACTCTTTGAATACTTCTATTGACTGTTAATTCATTATTCTTAAAATCTATATCGCACCATTTAAGGCCCAGAAGCTCACCAAGTCGTAAACCTGTACCAAGTGCAACTATAAATAATAATTCTAGTTCATGGCCTTTTATAGCTGCTAAAAACTTAGTTTGTTCTTCATGAGTTAATACTTTTATTTCTTTATCATTATCTATTTTAGGCAGTGTAACAAGTTTACACCAGTTTTTTAATATATATCCTTGTCTTTCAGCTTCACCAAGACAGGTTTTAAGATTAGTATTAAGCTGCTTAATTGTTGTTGGTGTAACTCCCTGGTCCAGTAGATTTTTATAATGTCGTTGTAAGTGAGTAGTTCTTAAATCGCATAATTTAATTTTACCTAAGTTGGTATTAAGAATATAATTTTTATAGATGCCGTGATATCTATCAAAGCTTTTAGGTTTTAGATCTTGCTTTCTGTAATCAAATAACCAAGTATAAAACCAGTCCTGAATAGTTATATTTTCTTCATTTAGAACACCCATAGACATTTTTCTTTTATAATCTTCTAGCTTTTCTTTTACTTCCTTTTGTGTCTTTCCGTAAAATTGCTTTCTATCTGGTTTGCCATCTGGCTTAAAACCTATCATGATTGAAGTTCTCCAGCCCTTCTGCACCCCTTTTACTTTATAAGGCAATATAGTACCTTCACCATTGGCTCGTTTACCCATGATTACTCACCTTCTTTATTTGTTTTGATACTATTTAATGTATCTGCAATATTATCTAATTTTTCTTTTTGAAGTTTGATTATTTCATCTTGAGTTTTATTAATTTTTTCCAGGCTATTATTAATTTTTTCTAAATTATTTAATTCATCTTTAAGCTTTTTAATTTTTTCTTTATAGATATTTTCTATGTCATAAGTAGAAGCTTCTTTGAATATAGGCGCTTTATTATGTATATCCATATTAAAATCATATATATATTTATCTGTTTCAGTAAGATCTATCATTTTTTGATACATATTACTTCTAGCTATATAAATATCTGCTATATTATTTTCCACTTCAGGATTTAAATTTAAGTAATCTATGTTTAATTGTTTTGCGAAATCTTCAATATTTGTTTTATCATATGTAGGCATATTCTTTATATTTTCTAATTTTTCATCTAAAGAATTTCCACTTATTAAGTCACTTTTTTCTGCTCCTAAAATATTTGCTAAGTTCTCTATAATTGTTAATGGTGGAATAACTTCATTTTTTTCATAAGCTTGTATTGTTCTTTGAGTTCTCCCTATTTTTTCTCCTAATTCTTTCTGTGTTAACCCTTTTAGTTTTCTATATTTTTTTATAGTATCTCCCATTGACATTGTTAATCTTCTCCTTGTTTAACATTATATATTTTTATATTATCACATCTAATAAGAAAAGTATACGATTAAATAAGAAATTAAAATGTAAAAAAAGGTTGAATGAATAAATATAAGAATGTATAATGAAATAAATAAGAAATTTAATTTCTTAAAAACAGAAAGGGGAATGTTAATATGAATAAAAAAATAATAACAGTAAAAGAATTTGCAGAAATGTATGGCTTTGGAATGAATTATGCATATCAATTAGTTAATGCTAAAGATTTTCCAATGATAAAAACAGGAAGAAAAATAAATATATTAGTTGATAAGGTAGATGCTTGGTTAGAAATGAACATAGGGAGTAAATTTTAAGGTAGGTGGATTACTTTGTTAAATATTTTCAATACAGTTAAAGACAGAAAACTACTTCCAGTAGTACCTATATTTAATAATGCTAACTTTCCAAGTGTTCCCTGGAAATCTGAAATAAACCACATAGACACTATAGAAAAATTAGAGCAACAAGGCGAATATTTCGACTATAAAAATAAAAATAACGAAGCTAAAAAAGGAAAAATAACTGGAGCTTCATTATTAACAGGTGAAAAAAGTGGGGTTATGGTTTTAGATCTTGACAGAAATCATGGCACTGGAGAAGTTGACGGAGTTATAAACTATAAAAAATTAGTTGATAGCTTAAATCTATCTGAAGAAGATAAGAAAAAAGCATTTAATACTTTTACAGTTAAAACTCCTAATGGTGGTTTACATTTATATTTTAAATATAGAGAAGGCTTAAAAAGTGATAGCAATAATAAACTATCAATAGATTTAAAAACATCTGGAGGGCTTATTGTAGCACCTGGAAGTATTAGAAAGATGAAAGACGGAACATATAAGACTTATACAGTCTATAAAGATGTAGAAATACAGGAGATACCAGAAGGATTATTTAACGAGCTTCTTAAATACTTTGGAAAAATGAAACCAGCAGCTAAAAACAATAAGATAAAAACTATAAAGTCAGCATCAAATAATCATTATACTGTAAAGAATGAAGGTGAAAGAGATGCAGCTTTATTTAAATATCTATGTAGCATGATTGATTACAAGTTTTTCAAATATGAGGAAAATTTATTAGAATTAGCTAAAATGTATAATCAATGCTATATCAATCCACCTTTTGATGAAAATACTGTAATACAAAAAGTAAAACAAGCTATTGCATATGTTAAAAAACCTTATTGTGGAAGCACTGGAAAGGTTGTAAATGGTTCGTTGGTTAAATACATACTTAATAATAATGAATGCTATGTAAAAGGTAATATGTTTTATATATACGATAAGAAGGAAGGAATTTATACATATAAAGATAGTAACGATTTATTGAAAATGTATTATGACAGTATAGTTATAGATGAGGATATAGATCCAGCAAAAGCTAAAAAGTTTGCTGATACTATAATGGGATTAGGTGATAGATATACTGATACTTTTGCATATGAAGATAGATATATAGCTTGTGAAAATGGGATAATAGATAGCCTTAACAATGAGCTATTAGAGTTTAATCCTAAATATAAGGTAGATTGTAAATTTAATGGTTCTTATATGAAGGATAGACAGGAATATATAAATAAATTCAATCAATCACGTTTCAAGAGTTTCTTAACAGATTTATTAGACGAAAGTACGATAGATACATTACAGGAAGCCTGGGGGACTATATTATGTCCTAACAGTTCAAAAGTGCAACAATGCTTTATCTATATAGGATTAGGCTCTAATGGTAAATCAAGTCTATTTGATATCCAAGAAGCTTTGATAAAAGATGCTGATAAATCTATTTGTGGTATTAGTTTAGGGGCCTTTGGTGATGATTTTATTTTAAGTATGGCAGAAGGCAAAAGAATGAATATAGTTCGAGATGATGCCTTTGAATATAAAATATCAGGACTATTTAAGAGTTGTGTATGTGGTGAAGAAGTAACTGTTAATAAGAAACATAAAGATTATGTAAGGATTAAATTTAATCTATCATGGTTTTATGGTTTAAATACAATGCCTATCACTTCTGATAAAAGTTTTGGTTTTTATCGTAGACCTATATTAATACCTTTTAATAATAGATTTGGGAGTAAAAAAGATATATTAGAGGGTAAAGCAGACAAGGAAGCTATTCCAGGAGTAGTAGAAGAAATTATTAATAACGAAATGGATATAGTGTTTAACTGGGCATATGAAGGCCTTCAAAGACTAATGAAAAATAAATGGAAAATAAATCAAAGCCAAGCTGCTTTAAACAAAATGGAAGAATACAAAGAGGAATCAGATAGCGCTTATGCTTTCTATAAATATAAATTAATAAAATCTACAGGAAGTAAAATATCAGCTTCATCATTATATAAAGACTATGAGGAATATTGCACGATCGAAAGATTAAAGCCAATGAATCCAACTCAATTTGGACGACAATTAAAATCACTAGGGCATGAAAAGTTTAAAAGCTGTGGAAATATGTATTTTAAGGATTTAGCTTATGTAAAATTTGTACCAGTAGATGATGATGATAAAATGCCATTTTAAAATAAAAAAACACCAAGCGAATAACGCAAGGTGAATGTAGAAATATAAAACTTTTGAAAGCACAATATATTTTGATTTTATAAATATATTATAACATTTTTTAGAATTGAAATAAAGTGTTTTCAAAGGTTTGGTAGATTTTTAGGAGGTAAAAAATTGAAACCAACAAATATAGCACCAGTTTTAACAAAGAAAGAGTTTATAGAGGTGTTAGTATTAGAAGTTTTAAAATGTCAGGACTATTTGGACGAAGTGGACCCAGGAGCAACAAGGGTTATTACTAAAAGAAATTTACTTAAAGCTTTGATAAATCTCTATAAATTAGAAGATTAGCTATTAACGTTGGAGGACACACAAGAAAAAACGAAAAGGAACTAAAAAGATAAGAGTTGGCGTAAAAGAAAAATTAACCTGTAATACAGGGAGGCTTTTATGACAAGACAAGATATAGAAAAAGAATTAAAAGAACTAAATAATAGATTAGATAAGGCGGAAATCTATTTTAAAACTCTAGATCACTGCGAAGTAGACGATACTAAAGAATATAAAACTTTGAAAAAAATAATAAAAAGAATGGCATACCTTCAAGGGTTATTGAACGAAATGGAGGTACAAAATGCTTAAAATAAATGCTGAAGATTATGCAATCATATATGACACAAGAGAACAAGATATTTTTACCTTCTGTACTTCATAAAAAGGGCATACAAGTTAAAAGACAGAAACTTGATACTGGAGATTATGCAATAGAGTACAAGGACGGATTTAGACCTCCAGTAGTAGTTGAACGAAAAGCAAGTTGCGATGAACTTATAGGCAATATGCTGGACCATAGAAAAGATACAAACGGAAACAATCGCTTTATAAGAGAATTGGAACGAAGTAAGCAGCAAGGCTTAAAAGTATATTTATTGATACAGGACAAGGATTACTATTTAAAGCTTCTTACAGGCGAATATAGAAGCAAGGTGAATTCTAAAGCTATAACAGGCATGATAATATCACTGCTTGCAAAATATCCTAACTTACATATAATTGCAGTAGACAAGGAACTTAGTCCAAGTATGGTTTACAAGCTGCTATATTATGAGCTTAGAGAAAACCTAAAAGAAAAAATAAAATAAATATATCGAATGTTTGTTCTGTATGATACTATATAAATATAGGTATCGCAAAACAAAAAAATAAAAATGTTTTATAAAACCTAAATTTAATTTCTTATTCAAGGGTCCTTTATGGATCCTTTTTAATTTTATCATTCCGAGTTTGTTTAGGCGAATGTTATAATAAATATAAGCGTTAATTATACTACGTGTTATATGTTTCGAATGTAATTCAAATTTTTCAATCTTACACAAGAAAGGAGTCCTCCCAGGGCTTCTTTTTTATGTTTTAAGCTTCCTATCGCCTTCCTAATGGCTCTTATATTTCTTATTGATAAATTATTCAAGTAGATGTTACAAAAGGCTAGAAACTAATACTAACTCACCTTATTTTTTAGGTTAGATATTAAAAAAGTGAATAATCGTGTATCACGATTATTAATACTAACTCACCTTATTTTTTTAGACTAACCAATTTTGGAGAGTCCTCGTGGACTGACTAGAAAATTTCGAAGTAGTTAGAAGGGGAACAACTAAAAGAATTTAAAAGGGTACTAGAAAATTCCGATAACCCCTTATATAAAGAAATTAAATTTGCACCAGTCAATTTGTAATAATGTTTATCTTCTATAAACTTAGCCTTGTTGCTATTAAAATTTACTTTTATATTACTCTCATCACATTCATAAACTTGTGCTTATCTAACATAGGTATATTTTAACCTTATACAAGTGTGAAAAGTTCCACAGTTGTAAATAAGTGCTTATCTAACATAGGTATATTTTAACTGTATTATGTAATTTTCTAAAGTCAATATCTTTGACAGTGCTTATACTATCCAATTTTGGAGAGTCCTTTTAAATAGATATTACAAAAAGTAGAAAACGAATAAATGTTATTCTGCACTTATTAGAAAAGCCTATTTGGGGTTTATCGTTTTAAAACGAAAAAGTACGTTTTTAAAGAGGAGCTTTCGAGATGGAGAATCTACATAACGAAATCATTGTGCATTCCCATTTTGGGAACTCGCATACTAAGCTGCTGGATATCTACCAGTGGCTATTTTTATATAAACACTCAACTTGAGGGATTAGAAAGCTAAAAAGGTAGAATAGTACCTATTGAATATCGTTATTCAAAGACATTTATTATATGAATATCCTAAAAATAGGTCATTTAAAAGTGATACGGTAAATGATACAGTAAGAGATACAGTAGATGATACAGTAAATGATACAGTAGATGATACAGTAAACACGTTGCAAATACTTAACTTAAATATAAAAGTGATACAGTAAATGATACAGTAAGTGATACAGTAAATAATACAGTAAATGATACAGTAAATGATACATTATCTAAAAATAGAATCTAAAAATAAAAATCCAAAAATACATACAAAAATAAGTCTGTATGTAAGCAAACTTTCTTATTTATTTCATTTCAACATCATTGGTAATGATCTAAAAAATAGTACTTATTGAAATGCTTTCACAGAACAATTTAAAATGCTTTCACAGAACAGTTTATCTATTGAATTGTTTTGAGAGAACAGTTGAATTGTTTTAATAAAGCAGTTGAACTATCTCAACAGAATAATTGAAGTGCTTTCATGGAACAGTTGAATTGCTTTCACAGAACACCTATAAATACTATATACAAAAACTAAAAATAAAAAATATATATAAAGCCTACTTACAAAAGTATGTAAGCAAACTTTCTTTTTTCTTTTCTTTTTCTAAAACCTAAAAACCTTTCCATGATGATCTAGTAACAATTACTGGACACTCAAAGGGTTATTCTTTTATTTAATACAAATCGAATTGTGTTAAGCACCTTTAAAAGGCAATAAAAAAGACCTATATTTCTATAAGTCTTTATTAGGTGAATACGTTATAAAGTCCTCAGGACTGCATTCTAATTCATTACATATTTTATCTATCGCTTCGACTGGTAAATGTTTGATTTTATTATTACATATAGCAGATATAGTTGATGGTCTTATTCCAGTAGCTTCGGCTAATTCCTTTTGTGACATTTCTTTCATAGCTAATTGCACTTTAAGTGTAAATTTAATCATGTTAATACCTCCTTTGGTTATATTTTAACACATATCAGAGTATAAACTCAAATAAAATATAAAAAAAATAACGTAAAAAGTTATTTACAAATAACGATTAAAGTTATATAATATAAATATAAAGTTAATAAATAACTAAAAAGGTTATGAAAGGAGGCGTAATATGGGAAACTATACACCAATAGACGAGGGGAACTGGACACCAATACATAACGATTTTTATTCAGATAGAAATTTAGATCCATATGAAAAAACTGTATTAAGCTACCTTATTAGATACTACAATAAAGACTTTGGTTATAGTTTTCCGACAAGGGAGCAAATACAACAAGATAATAATATAAGTCCTAGTAAATTAACCAAGACTTTAAAATCCTTACAGGAAAAAGGCTACATAACTATTAAAAACAATCATAAGAAAGCTGGAAGAAATAAGAGAACTAGCTTATATCGATTTAATGGAATCTAGTAACAGAGAAGCTATATAAGGGGGTTAGGATATGAGTAAAAACATTTTTCAAAAGCTATTAGCAATACAAAATGAGTTAAATTGTCCTAAAAATCAATTCAATAAATTTGGGGGATATGCTTACAGAAGCCAAGAGGACATATTAAATGCAGTAAAGCCACTACTTGTTAAATACAATGCAACAATAATAATGCAAGACAAAACAGAGCTTATAGGAGACAGATACTATATAAGAGTTGTTGCAAAGTTTATAGATGTAGAAACAGGTGAAACTATAGAAACCGAAGCAGTCGCAAGGGAGCAAGAAAATATAAAAGGTATGCAAGCAAGTCAAATTACTGGAGCAACATCAAGCTATGCCAGAAAATATTGCCTAAATGCGCTACTCTTAATTGATGACTGTAAAGATGCAGACAGTACTAATAATCATGGAAAAGAAGAAAATAAGACACCACCTAAAGAAGATAAACCGACATTCGCTGGTCCAGAGAGTAAAAAAAATAATGTTAAGAATATCTGGACACAACCTAAAAAGACATCTCAGACAATCACAGAAACACAAGTCAAACAATTATATGCTACTGGCCTAAATGCTGGATTCAATGCAGAGATCATAGAAAAGCAAATACAAAAGAAATTCAACAAAGGCATAAAAGAATTAAATAGTAATGAATATTACCAAGCTTACAATGGCTATAAACAAATGGTGATAAATAAATTATCTGATTAGAAAGGGGGTGAAATATAACAATGGATAACTTGAAATTATTACAAATTATAGCTGCAATTAATCCAGCTATGACTTTCAAAGAGTTAGCAGCTGCATTATTACACAAATAAAAAAGGCGCTACCAAAAAGGCAACACCTAGCTATGTAGTATAACTACAACCAATCAATTTAATTATATTGCATAGCTAGTATTTTTTCAATAAAGGGGGAAAAGAAAATGAAAATAGTAAAAATAGGAGTATCACAATACAAGATATCAGGAATACCGCAATTAAGTTTTGATAGCTACTGGAGTGCTAGAGCTTACTTATTATCTTTATAAGAAGGTGGAGCGATGCAAGAAGAAAAAACAAGAATAAATATATATCAACTTATTTGGAATTGCTTAAAATGGCTATTAGAAAGAGTTATACATCTTACTATAGTATTTGTAAGAATGACAATCTACTGGATAGTTAAGCTGCTTTATAAGATATTTAGACTAAGAGAAATAGACATAGAAAGAGAACGCGCTAGATTTAGTAAACAAGAAGCTTTAACCAGTGTTAAACATGAGTTTACTTTTGACCGTTCCGAAGAATTTATAACAGAGTGGATATATCTAAAAGAGTTTGTATTTAGTTTAGATCTGGAAGAAGATGAGAAGGAAGAATTATTCGACTATATATTAAGAATTATAGCCCAAAGTGAGAGAGAAGCATTTAATACTACATATAATTACATGATAACTAAGAATATGAGAGAACCTTCCTTTGAGGATATGATTATCCAGAATATATTTAAAACTGATGCAAACATAGAACCAAGGGCGAAGGTGGAGAATCCATACTATACAGATAAAGTCAGTCAGTTAAGAAATGAAAGAAATAGACGTAAAAATGATGCAGTAGATGAAGCTAAAGCAAGGGGAATATTTTAGCGAAATAATATATACTAAGTACCACTCTTTCGACTGCTTTCCCCTTCTCTACTTCCTGGAGAGGGGTAGATATCTACTCTTTTACCAAGGGGAGAGGGGGTAAAAATAACAAAAGAGTGGTTAATTTAAATAAATAATAAAATACAAGTAAAGGAGTTAATTATAATGAAAGCTAAGAAGAAAATAGGAATTGGAGTAGTAATAATACTAATTGCAGCAATAATACTGCATAAACCAATAGCATTAGCTACAATGTACTTAGTAGACATAATAGGAAATATGACAGGCGCAAACGTAAGTTACATAATTGATGCACTTAACAACTTATACTACTTATAAAAATATTAAGGGGGATAATTTAAAATGAACGAAGCATTAACAAAAGCAGAACAACAGGTATTAGATGCACTATTACCAAAACACAAAGATCTACTAGAGGATATGATAGCAAGACATGGAGCAAAAGAAACAGCAAGAAGAATAGTTTGGGTTAAAATGCTAAATGAGGAACAATTAGATTTGGCTATTAAGTTAGCTAAAGAAATGTTAAACGAAAATTAATTACAAGGTAGCTACTGGGTTGCAACTTGGTAGCTGCTTATTTTATAATTATTTTGTAGTTACTTCCATATTTTAAAAAGTAACTACAATGAAAGGAGATTAACTATGTATTGTGTTATACAGGAAATAGAGAGAAAAAACGAGAGTCTAGGAAACCCAAAGGAACTGGAGGTGGATTATTTAAGTATAAGTGGTAACAAATTTTATAATTACGGATACTCAAGCGAAAGATTTATAAGACCTATTAAGAAGGCTTATAAGATAAGTATACACAAAAGTTATAGAGAAGACGGGAAAGTTAAAAAGAAACAATATAGTATTACCACAATGGGATATTATGATATCTATGAGTATTCACTAGAAGACTTTGCAAGTAGGAAAATCGAGGATTTAGCGAGGGAATTAGGAGTTACAGAAGAGTATATTTATAAATTAATCTATAAGAAGTTAGACCCTCTATACGAGCAAATAAGGGAAGAATATGAACAAACAGAGGAGTATAAAACAAGCCAAAAGCATAGCGAGATTATAAGAAAATATAATGAAACTAAAAGGGAATTCGATAAAAAGTATGGTTATGATACCTATAGACAATGCTATGATGTATTTGGAAATTTAAAGAATGAAGAAAGATTAATTGAATTAAAAGAACAATACAAAAGAAATCAAGAGTATCAACGTAGCTACCATGAATATAGTAAAAGTAGCTACAATGATTATAATAAACGTAGTTACCAAGCTAATACCAAAAGTAACTACAATGATGAAGATAAAAAGATATTAAAGAAAATGTATAAAAAGCTAGCTATGGAATTTCATCCAGATAGAAATAATAATAGTGATGAAAGCCAAAGAGCTATGCAGATAATTAATAATCTAAAAGATGAATGGGAAATATAGCAATAAAAAACCCTCTGGAGCAAAGTGTCCAGGGGGCATATTCCAAAAATCGATAGGAAAAATAGAAATAAAAGAACCTACGAGTAGAGCGGTACCAAGCGCCCTACAGCAATTCAAATGTTAAAATCCTTAGAGAATACTCTTATATTATACCACAAATATAGTATTCAATACTAGATTGCATAATAATCAATATGATATAATATAGTTAGAAAACGAAAAAGGAGTGGGAATATGGATTTAAAAGAACAAATACAAAAACTAGAACAAAGTAGAGATGCTGAATTAACTAAAACATTTACAGAAATAGAAAATGTAAAACCGAAAATATATAACAAAGTTGCTAATCTGAAGGCGCAAATGGACGGAAATAACAACAAACGTTCCTTAGAGGCAATACAACAACAATTAGAAAATGCTAGACAAGAAGCCATTAACGTATTCAATAGATTATTACAAAAACAAAATAATATAAGAAATACATACGATAATGAAATACAAAAACAAGTAAGTGATTACAGTTTCAAACCTGCCGATTTACTTCAAATTAAAGATACATCAAGATACGAAGTTATACAGGATCTAATTAATATATCAACTATAGATGAAATTAGCGAAATGAAAAAAGGCTTATTATATGGTGGACCACAAAATAGTGAAACATTGGCCTTATTTAATTTAGCTTTACAAAAAAGATACTTAAATGAAACCGATAATGGCATTAAACTAACTATAAAAACGATATTACTTAACAATGAAATATATGCAGGTGACCAAGCAGACAAAGACAGATTATATTACACATTAATCCAAAGTGATAGTAAGGAAGAATTTCTAACAAAATTAGGACTTGAAAACGGACTTTTCAAATATAATCAAAATCCATTTTTCAATTAAAAATTAAATAAGCAAAAAAACAAGGCATTTATTTTAGCTTCTAAGGGCTATCTAGGTGCCTTTTAATATAAATATATGGCAACTATGTAAGGAGCCTAAGTATTGAAAATACAAAGTTTTATAAGGGAGGTGAAAAAAATGGCTGAAAAAAGCAAGATTAGATTAAGATTTACGGATAATAGAGAGATTAGAAGAAGCTTAAACAGAGTTGCTAATATGGTAGTTAATGGAGAACTAGACCCACAAAGAGCTTCGGCTATAGCCACCCTATGCAATACCATGCTAAAAGCAGAAAAACAATTAGAATACGAAAAACAATTAGAAGAATTATTAAGTATAGTTGAAGAGATAGTGGAGAAAAAGGAGCATGAATAGAAATGAATAAAAACCTCAAAAAAATAATAAAAGAATCAAAGGAAATGTTATTGGAAATGGCAGAAGAAAGCGACCTAACTAATAGAGATTGCTTAATTACGGCTATATTAGGAATTGAACCAAAAGAAGCTGCTAATATTTCTGATGATAAGATGCAACAAGTGTTAAATGAAGAAGGAATATATAAACTAACGGATCTATTAGCCCTAACTGCTAAAGAAACATGGGAGGAAGATAAGGAAAGTGCAGAGAAGCTTGAAAAAATTAAAAAAAGAATTATTGGACTTACAGAAGAAGAAAAACCCTTCCAATGTTAAGATAGAATTTACAGATGTGGAGATTTATGAGTTGTTTAAAGGGTATTCTCAAGACACTAGAGACGATATACAAGCCAATTACAAAGGCAATTTATTAAATTATAGCAAACTAAAGGAAGAAACAAAGAAGGAAATATTTGAAAGAATACTCGTAATTGAATATGGTAAATATGATCCAGTAGTAATAATTGATGACATTATAGAAATTTAATTATTAAAAGAATGTAGTATTTCGATAATTTAAAAATATCAGGGGGAGATTAAATGCAAGATATGTATTCTTATGTTGAAGGGAAACTATATAATTACAAATCTATGAAAGTAGAGCTTAATTCTTACAAGATAGATTTAGAGTATCTAAATAAGGAATATGAAGGTTGTAGGGGAAAATCATACTCAGGTATAACATCAAAAACAAATAGCATTTACAGTTCGGTAGAAAATGAATTAATCAAAAGAGAAAAACGAAAAGAAATGCTGCAGCTTAAGATCATTGAAAAAGAAAGACAAATTAGAAAAATAGAAAATGCACTTGCTTTATTAGATGATGAAGAATTGCAACTGGTGAAGCTTAGATATTTTTCTGATAGAATGAAGCCATTAAGTTGGTTAGATATAGGCCAAGAGATGCTTTATTCAGATAAAAAATGTAGGATAATGAATAAGGATATTGTAAATAAATTAGCTGGTATAATTTAAAAGTTATTAAGGAGGATATGAAGCTATATGGATAATCAAGATTATTTACAATGGGAGCCAATGCTTAAAAAGTTAGCTTATAAATATAGAAATAATAAAGTAGGATTAGAAATAGATGACTTAATTCAAATAGGAGCTATAGGCCTTCTGGAATCTTTTGATACATATAAAGAAGATGCTGGAGCTTCTAAGCTTACATATTACTATACTTGCTCAGAAAGAGAAATAAAAAAAGAGATTAAGAGTTTAAGATGCGATAAAAGATATTCAACGGTTAAAACTGTATCACTAGATGCGCCAGTAATAGATGAAGATGATGCTTATATTAGTGATATTATTCCTGATGCTAAAATAAATACAGAAGCTTCTGTTATAGAAGAAATAACTATAGAAAACTATAAATATGAAATAGAGAGATTTTTAGAAGGTGAGCAAAAGGAAGTATTTTTATTAAGAGTATTTAGTGAAAAAAGTGATCCAGAAATAGCTAATTATTTAAATATTAAATATAAAAGAGTAAGACATATATTTGTAGATGCTAGACGAAAACTAATAAGAAAAAGTAAGTTGATAAAACTAAGATTTTTTGAATTACAAGAAGCTAAAAGTAACAACTGGAGCAGTCATAACTGGGCCAGAAGTATCCAATATAAAACTGAAATAGAAAACTTAAAAAAAGCTATTAAAAGGGAAAATAAAGATAAAAACTTGTCAAAACCTAACATTAAAATAGATTATAAAAAAGTTATTTAAAAGGTATTATGATGTCTAAGAAATAAAAAAAATACCACTTTCGTGGTATATGTTATTTATAAGTTATCTATAATAAGTTCTAAATTAGATTGATTTTCTATAAATTTTATTAATTGATTAAATACATCAGGCTTAAGTGATCCTATTATAGTAAAATCTGTTTTATCTGTGTTAAAAAAATAAAATTGTTCAGCTTTTATGTATCCATCTTTATCGTTACCATTAATCACGCTTGAATCAGATGAAGTTATAGGGAAATTACCAGGATAAGATAACTTTTTTGCCCTGTGAGATTCATTTTTAAAAGATGACATAACATTGCAAATAATGTTGTAATCTAATCCTTGTATTTTTCCCTCTTTATTATTAATTACTACAAATGAATGCATTGTAATACATTGTCCTTGGCTTTCATAGCTATTGATTAAAATTATATCTCCTATTTCACACATCTTTAGTATCCCCCAATTAATTACATCTTATTTCTCTAAATTGACTACTGTTACAGTTTTTTTACCTTCCAGTACATCTTTAGACCAATTAATAGGAGTTACGTCTTTTAATGAATCTTTGCAAGATACAATTTTAATATTTTTATCTTTTGTTAAAAGATCAAAATTAAAAGTTTTATATTCTTTTTTCATTACCATAACCCCCCATGTTATTATTTCTCTTTAATAATATTATTTATTATATTATACACCAAAGTTGACTAAAATGGTTACTTTCTAGTCATTTTTTATTTAATATATTGTAATACTATTTAATATTTAAAATTATAACTATTTTTATGTGTTTTTATTCATTTTAATTCTATTAATTTAAACTAAATAATAATATACCTGATATATACATGGCCATGTTATCACCTCTAGTTATGATTATTGACCTGTATTGGATAACTTAAACCTATTTTAGGGATAGTTTAGGGACACTTTAGGGATATCTTAGGGATAGTTTTAGGGATAGTAAAATGGCTTGATTTCAATACTTAGGGATAGTAGGGATAGTTTTTACAACTTATTTTTAAAAAATTAAATAGAGTATTTAAATAGATATATAAACTATAGATTATTATAAGTAGTTTTTCATGATAAAAAGACCTGTTTTATGCTGGTTGTGTTGTTATTGTGTTGTTTTGCTATAGAAAAAAGAAAAGACCAAGCAATAAAGCCTAGTCTTTTCAACGCGTTTAGTAATCATATGTAAAAAAATGGTGCCGATGACGGGAGTCGAACCCGTATGGATTTCTCCGCACGATTTTGAGTCGTGTGCGTATGCCAATTCCGCCACATCGGCCAATAAATTTGCTACCTTTATATTATAGCAACACATATTAAATTAATCAAGCACAATTTATATATATTGGAAAAATTAGTATTTGATTTAAAAATAAGAATATAATCTACATTTAAAAAACTTATGAAAAAAGTAAAAAAAGTAAATAATAAAATAAGTATAATATAAACTGAATATATTTATACATTTTAAATAGTTAATCTCGATAGATTTATGGTATGATAAAATGATAGGGTAAAACGAGTAAATAAGAGAAACAGTAGGAGTGATAAATTTTGGAAAAAAGATTAATAATTATAGATGGTAACTCAATAATAAACAGAGCCTTTTATGCATTGCCAGATATGAGTAATAGTGAGGGATTAAAAACAAACGCTATATTTGGCTTTGTTCGTATGATGTTTAAAATAATAGAAGACTATCAACCGACACATATGAGTGTTGCATTTGATAAAAAGGCCCCAACTTTCAGACATAAACAATATGCTGATTATAAAGCTGGGAGAAAGAAAATGCCGGATGAATTAGCACAACAATTACAACCTCTAAAAGATTTATTAGACAAGTTTAATATAAACAGATTAGAGCTTGAAGGATATGAGGCTGACGACTTAATAGGTACGGTTGCAAGATTAGGCGAAGAAAATGACTTTAAAGTTTACATAGTTACAGGAGATAAAGATGCGATACAATTGGCGTCGCACAAAACAACTACTCTAATAACTAAAAAAGGTGTTGGAGAAGTTGAAGAATATAACTACGATTCAGTATTAGAAAGATACGAAATGACACCAACTCAATTTATAGACTTAAAAGGTCTTATGGGAGATAAATCGGATAATATCCCTGGAGTGCCTGGTGTTGGTGAAAAGACTGGTATAAAACTTTTAAAACAATATTCAACTATAGAAAATCTTATAGAACATACTGATGAATTAAAAGGAAGTATCAAAAAGAAAATAGAAGAAAATAAAGATTTAGCTTTAATGAGTAAGGAATTAGCTACAATTATAACAAATGTTCCAATCGAAGTTAAATTAGAAGATCTAGAATACGGAGACTACAATAAAGACGATGTTGTAGAGAAGTTTAAAGAGTTCGGATTTACAAGTCTGATAACAAAATTATTAGATATAGAAGGCGGAGAGACTACTATAAAAGAAGAAATAGACTTAAAAATAGAACATCTAGATAATGTAGAAGATTTTATTAAAAAAGCAGAAGAAAATAAAAAAGTTATAATCGATGTTATAGGAAAAGAAGGAAATATATTAGACAAAAGAGTTCTATATGTATTCTTAAGTTTAGATGGAAATGAAATTTATTATGTAAATGAAGATGAATTACCACAAATAAAAACTTTACTTTCAAATCCTGAAATTAAAAAACATGGATATGATTTAAAAGAAGATTATATATTACTGAAACCTTATGAAATAGAATTAAATTCTATGGATTTCGACATAACAATAGCTGAGTATTTAATAGATTCAAAATCTTCAACTTCATATGAATGTAGTGCAATTGCTATGAAGTATTTAACTAGAAAAATAAAATCAAAAGAAGATTTACTTGGAAAAGGTGCAAAAGCTAAGAAGTTCGATGAAATAGAATTTGACGAGCTGTCAGCATATATAGGTGATATATTAAATACAGTTAATGGAGTATATCCTAAAATGGAAGAAAATCTAAAAGAAACAGAAATGGATGGATTATTCTATCATGTTGAGATGCCTCTTGTTGAAGTTTTAGGTTCTATGGAATATATCGGAATGAAAGTTGACAAGGATCAATTAAATGAATTAAAAGAAAAATTTACTACTATAATAAATGAATTGGAAAATGAAATATTCGAATTAGCTGGTGAACCATTCAATATAAATTCACCAAAACAATTAGGTGTTGTATTATTCGAAAAGTT